GTCGCTAGGTCGCCGGGGGTCTGTATAATTATCACACTACCATCGTCATCGAGGTCGGTACCTGGCACCAGTAGACCCTGTTGTATGTCTGACTCGAGTAGTTTATCGATGGTTTTAAAACATAGACCTGATTTTACAACAGACCTGGATGCCTGTGCAGGGTTGCGTTCTATCCATCTACGTTGTGCATACACTGATTCATCGAAGGTATATATCGCTGTCGACAGTAGTTGCATCGGCTGTACCTCGGTCTGTCGACTGATAAGGTCGCATAGTTCAATCAGATGTGTGATACGTGGATACGTTCGACCGTATATCCAGTCCTTTATGCAGCTGTATGCAGTGCCGAGTTCACGATGTATATCTGCCATAATGAATCCGCATTCATTCATTTGTGTGACTAACCATATACCGAATGATGACATATCCGGTGAAGGCTGCAGACGTATACCGGGTCTACCTCTGGTCTCTGTACGATGTTTCATGATAAAATCCCTTTGTTTTATGTTGTTTCAACATAAATAGAATAACACCATTCACCTTTTATGTAAGTCTTTTGTGCAGACAGTACGTGTATTTGACAGTCGTCGTTGTATACAATGTCATTCAACGCATCACAGACAGAACCAAAACAGTTCTGTACATCACGTCGTCGTTTGTCACCGAATGTAACATCGAGGTGTAACTTGACTGGTTTGTCTGTCGGTTGCAGTCCTGCAGCTGTCATTATTGCAATAGCCTGTGCACGGAGTGTAGATTCAAACAATCTGACACTGTTGTCCTTTATCAATCTTTTGCCAGATATAATCATCTGGTTTTTTTTACTGGGTATTTTACCGGACCCTTTGATGCAGACCTTCATCGTTGTCTCTTTTTGCGTCGTTTCCATAATGATTCACATGCCCAGTATCGAGGTTCGAGTTTACCTGGTTTGTCTGTATCACATCGCATTCTAGCCCTGAAATTTTCATTTGCACGTGCACTGTAGTTGTGTCTGTATCCGACACTGCCAAATTTTAACAGACGTTCAGTGCCATCCTCACAGGCTTTTACGACTCTCTTTTTGACACCGTATCCAGGTTCACCACGTCGAAGGGGTCGAGGTTTGTTACATTTGAGTTTTGATTTGTCGATACGTTTTGCCATCTGTTTACCTCTTTTTGCCTTTATGGATACCTGTACGTGCAGTCTGTTGTCCTTTACTGGTCGCACGTCTCTTTGCACGGTTTGCAGCTGCAAGTTTTTTACGACCGGATGGTGTCGACTTCAGTGCACTGATTGCACGTTTTGGTAAATACACACCATTTTTACCAGCAGATTGCCAGTCCTGGTCTGTCCATCGAGATAACGACCGTTGTGCAGCCGTTCGACCTCGAGGTTTTTTGTAACCTCCACCAGCTGCCTCGTATTGTTTTACCAGCATCTGACTTTTACGTGCACTCCACTGTCCGGGTTTACCACCCTTCGACGATGCCATTATTTTACGTTTGATGCGTTCACGCAGCGCAGGTTTTGTATATTTGTCTTTATCCACGTCGACCCCTGGTTACTCTGTTGCGTAGTCTGTTCGACCTTGTACTCTGTACTGCATACGGAGACGTGTACACATCGTCAGTCGGCTCTGTGACCTGTGTTCGACGTGGTTGTCTTATTTTCTTCATGTTCTGCAGTGCCTGTTGTATAAAGAACGGTGTCACCGGTATCGGTTGTCCTTTTGTCGAGGCAGGTTTGTTTACAGGTGCACCGCTGTCCTTCAGTCGTCCAATACTCTCGAGTCGTATTGCAACGGCAGTTGCCTGGTCTTTTGCCATTCCGAATCTGGTCATGAATCTCGGTATCGCACGTTCGATACGACGGTTGCCTGCAACGGACCCGATAAAAATGTTTTGTGCCACAGTTGCCTCCAAAAAAATCATAACAGTCGCACGGTGTGCATCCGCAAATATCACATACATTCATAGTGTACATTATTTATGTGCCAGTAAATAATCGGCACTGTCTTTGACAGTTTCTGACGTATCTCTGTCTGTCATGTCTGCAATACATTCACATAGCCATATCCAGTCTGCAACCTTCAGAACGGTCTCACCATTCAACAGTCTGTACAGACTACGTATATGGATACCACTGTAGTCTGATAACTCGACGACAGTGATACCGTGTGGTGATAGCTGGTCGTATATCCAGTCTCCGAATGCAGTTCGTTCCATGTTAGGACTATATCACATTTTGGTCTGACAGGTCAGGTAAACCTGTGCAGGTTTTGTATGTAAAGGTTTGTTTGTCCTGGGTCGTTAGTATCCGATGTTCAATGGCATCTGCGTTTATACGATAGGTCTCTGAAGGCTGCAGAGGTGCAACGTGCATCCATAAAAATCCATACTCTGCAGACCGAGTGTCAAAACGTACACCCATTGCAGTACCTTGTTTATTTGGTATTCGACGTTGCCAGTTACCTTTTACTGCATCGACAAATGTCGGACCGTCGTACCAGTAGTGTAAATGTGTAATGGTGTCAACGTACACCATGAATGCAGGTGTATGTACAATGTACTCTGCATAACCTCGACTAGCTGTCTGATATATCTCTGCAAAAAAGGTCGGATACTTGCCTCCATTCTTTGCACTTTTTACCTCGACTGCATGCATCTGTCCTGACTCGATGCCTTTGTTGAATGTCCACAGTTCAATGTCGTACGATGCATCAGGTTTGACATGTGTTGTACAAATCACCTGGTCGACATTAAAATGTGTGTGCAGCTGCAGTCGCATTTGTTTATTCAGATGCACACACTCACAGACTGCAATCTCTGATACGATGCCTATCCTTTTTAGGTCTGTGAATAGTTTTGTGTTGATCGGCATCATGTCGTCAGTACTTCCTATTTAAAACGATGTCGTGCAGGGTATTGTAAAACATATTTTTCTGTATAGTGTTGTCGAATGTCGTCCTGAAGTTGCTGCGTTAAATCATCCAGGTCTGTCCATTCATGACCCTCGACACGTGCCTGCAATGGTGTTTGTCCCTGGAGTCGAATCTGTAAATGCAAAACACCATCGTCATATGTCAGTGTCAGACTATCCATCGATGTCTCGTCTTTACGTTCAGGTGCAATATACCATCGACTGCGTTTACCATTGTATCGACATTGTTTACCGTCATTCATGGCAGTCGCACCGAGTTGTTTGATGCATCCACTGTACCAGCCTAGGTATTTGGGTCTGATGGCAGTCGAGCGTCGAATGGTATCACCATTCGAGGTCTCCACCTCCTCAGTGTATATGTCTTGTATCATTTCAGACAGGGTGAACACTTTACCCGGATTTGTATCTAACCATTCGTCGACCAGAGTGTGATGCACGTCGACCTGTTCGAACTTCGTATTAACATGGTTCGACCGTTGCTGTTCCTCTGGAGTTAACCACCACTGTTCACCTGATTTATATGCATGTACTGCCTCCGACCAGATTGCATCACGTACCTCTGCAAGTTTTGCAGGGTCGTATGACATTGCACCCTCGACACCATTGCACTCCACAATCCAAAAACGACGGCTGCCTGTGGAGTCCTTCAAAATCTCGTCCTCATTTACAGACCCGGTGATGACACTGTGTCTGTCTTGCACAATCTCTTTACGACCGTATTTTGGTCTGTACTGGTCTGTCTGAATGGTTAAAAACCGTTTGATGTCACCCACCTCTGAACGGTTCATACCGGATAACTCTGCCCATTCATGAATCCATGCCAGTCGAAGTTTTGTCAGACCGTCGACACTGTGTACGTCAATCTCTGCATCACTGAAAAATGATTGACCTGTACGACCGCATTGACCTGCAATCCGTTTGAAAAATTCAGATTTACCTGCACCTTGCAACCCCTTCAAAATCAACATCGTATCGACCTTGCAACCCCAGTCAAATGCACGTGCGACTGCACTGATTGCCCATTTACGAGTGTACGTTCGAATCATCGCAGTATCGTCTGCATTCAAGTAGTCGATAAACAATGTGTCGAGTCGGCTTTGTCCATCCCACTGCAATCCGTCAAGGTACTCGACCAGTGTATCGTACTGGTGTTCATGGCAGTACTGGTCGACGGCATCCTTTGTTGTCTCTTTACCGAGTCGACGACCGACAAAAAAACGTCGTCGCAGCTGTGACTGCACAATGGTGTAATGATAGTCGACGAATCTGTCTCCATCAATCCAGACATATCCAGTACGTTTGTCCATCCACAGGTCGATGTCGAGTTGTCCTATCATCAGGACCAGGTTGTCAGGTGTATCCAGGGGTCTCCATGAACCTCCACGGTTTGAGTACGAGACCTCGATGCCGTTATCACTGATGATGCAGTCGTGATGTGTTCTGTTGCGTCCACTTGTACAACGATACCGTGCAATACCTGTCAGTGTGTCGACTCGTCTGTGAATATACGCACCTCCGACTGAACGACCTCCGTCTGCAATACACTGAATGTTACCTGATGCATTCTTTTGCAACGTATCCCAGTTTTGAATGTACCAGATAAACGGTCGACGTTCACCTGTGGCATCTGTTATCAGATGTTCACCAGTTACAACAGAACGACGATACCGGTCGGTATCAGATGGTGTCTGTTCAGGTGCCTCTGCAGTGTTTTGTTCCTGTTCGGTGTCTTGTACTGGAGTTGTACGTCGAGTCGGTGCACTTGTATTGATGGCATATCCTGCATCGATGACTGCCTCTGTAGACAGGGTGTACCCTTCATTCGAGATAGTAAACTGTGTACCCTCTCTATCTGCACGGTACGACGGTTTGAACCAAAATCTCGACGGGTCCTTTGTAGATTCGTCGACGTGTGGAAAAATAGACTCCAGTGCATACCATACACCTCGACGGTCGGTTGTAATGTAGTCTGCAGCCGGTACAGGTTCGTCGAATGGTACAACGACTCTGAATGCACACAGACCTTTTTTGGCAGGTGATTTATGACTGAACGAGCTGTATGCAACATGACAAAATGGTTTGAATGCATCCAGTGTTGCCTGCATCACCTCGTCAGTCAATCCATCGAAGTCGAATACCATTGCATGAACGACATCGACTTTTGATTTTGCTCTGTTGCCTGTCATGTCAGACCAGGTGACTGGTGCAAATATACCTGCCTCGAGTTTACCGTGTTCTGTGATTTTACCATTGTCTGCAACATCCTCTGCAAGGTTGTCAATGCGCAGCATCGATGACACGATGCCTTGCAGAGATACGTCACGTCGTTGTGCATGTCGGAGGTTGTTAGTTTTGTACCATCCAGTCGACGGTGCAGGATGCACAGTACATGATACGGTGCATTCTTTTGGGTGTATTTTGGTGCCTGTTGCCCAGTTTTGTGGTATATTGTATCCAGTCATGGTTCTATCCTTGATTGTTTGTTTTATTTGGTGGTAGCCTGCATCCTGTCTGCACAACGGGGTGCAGGCTTTTACATTGTAACCAGTTATTTTATTTTTGTTGCAAAATAAATCAGTGTCACGGCACTTTTGTACAGGGGTGACACGACTGTCACGGTGTGACACTTGCCTCTGAAGGGGTGACACCCCCCTGTGACATCTGACAACGTCCGGTGCATCGTCATCATAGTATGTCTGTCACCCTGTCACCTCTATAATCTGTAAAAAAGATTATGTGTAAATCGGTGCCAAAACAGGTCTATAAACGGTATTTGGCACCGGTATACTAATAATGTACACAGGTGACAGACACCGTGACAGGGTGACACAGGTGCCATCAGACACAACATCAATAGTTATCAACACCTGTGGATAACTCTGTGGATAACTCTGTGAATTACCATAATACTGTGGATAACTCTGTGGATAACTCTGTGGATAACTCTGTGGATAACTATAAAAGCCTTGATTTTATCGAGGTTATACACCTGTTGATAACTTTATCAACACCTGTGGATAACTAGAATAATAGGAATAACTATATCCATTCATCAAAATCATCGCTGTCGTCGTCATCATCAAACGACTCCAACAAAACAACCTCGAGGTGTGTCAATGTGTGCAGTGCACACTGTATGACTCGAAGTGTCTGCGGATGCTCTGTATGTTCATCGAACTCGACACCGTCATTCGTAAAATGTACCAGCATCACCTCGTCCAGTCCATCAATGACATACCCGATACCGTCATGGTGTGCATATGTTAGTTCTAATTCAGTATCCAGGGTGACCTCAAAATGTGCAGCAGCTGCAATAGGGTCGACTGGTACATTCGACGTGATGCCTCTCAACATCATACGAATCATTTCGGATATGGTGTAATTTGATGTACTCATATACGAATAGTAACACAAAACGGTTTGATTTACATGTCAGAACTCGACTGTCGGTTCAGTTGCAGAGTGCAAAATAAACCAAAAAAGGCACCAGTTAAACGACTGGTGCCTTCAGAGGTGTGATGTGTGTATTTTACTTTTGGAGTTTTGACATTTGACCCATCATCGACTCCACAGGTTCGTCTGAATGTGTTGCCCAGATTTGTGCAAGCTGTATCCAGTTGTCGACTGTCGGTTTACGTTTATCCTTTATCCACTGGTGCAGAGTCATGCGACTGATACCCATAGACGAGGCAAGGTCAGTCGATGTGACGTTGTGTGCATCCATCATCGACTCCAACCACATACCCAGAGTGACAGTTGATGTCAGATACTTGTATTTTGCCTGTACCCATTGCACTGCCTCTGTCATGCAGCTGCAGTCTGATGAATATATCGAACCTCGATGTGTGACTTGACCCCTCCATACAAAATCAAAATCTAACGGATGCCAAAACACATAAATGAATCCACATTCACCCAGGTCGATGGTTTGTCCTTCCTTTTTACGCAGCGCAGTGCGACCGTACTCTTTTACATAGTCACGTGATGATTTGGATAAACTCATTTGCCACCTCTCAACATAGGAGACACCATAATACTGTGGTAAATATCCCAGTGTTCATCAGATGGATACTGTTTTGTAAATGCAATCACAATCAACATCACGTCGTTGTACGATGGTTTGACACGACCGTCAAGGATGTCCTGCAACACTGCAATGTCGATGTCTGTTTCATTGTGAAGGTCGACGACACTCCACCCGAGTTTATCCATCTGTGTCTTTATCCCTTTTAACATGCCTCACCTCTATTTACGATGCGTTCAATAGTTGCACTGCGTTCGTCTTTTAAATCCTTTACCATCACTTGCAGACCGATTGATGAACCGCAAAATTCATAAACGTCTGTCGTGCCAGCTGGCAAAATCATATGAATGTCAAAAAAATACATTTTACGGTTGTAATCATCAATCATTCGTATGATTTTTGTAGCCTCGTCAGTGTATCCCAAATCAAATACGTGTTCACGTCCTGGTGTCTCGATGGTGATAACGACACGACGACTGCATCCTGAATGTCGTGCAGACGTTGCCGTTTTTAAAAGTTTCAATACCTTGCCTCGAATCATATACATTTTACACCCCTGCAATGTTGCACAAAAGTGCAAATGTAGCCGGTACGAGTGCAAATACACCTGTGACGAGTGCATAACAGATGACTGTCGTTTTTATGTCTTTATCCATTGTAAAATCCCTTTGTTCAATGGTTTTGTCTTTACAGCTGCAGACAGAATGTCTTGCAACGTCAATAGTGTATCGTAGTCGATACAAAACATGTATACATTTTTTAAATATATTTTGTACTGGTCAAAATACTGTACAGCTGCAGAGTATTCTGGTCAAAATACTGTACAGTGTGTCATGTGACTTGACCCTGGAGACCTGTATGGATTTGAACGACCCCCGGACTATTCATTTTGTCGACATAGAGACAACACACCTCGAACCTTCAGTCGGTGAAATTATAGAGATATGCATCCTCACCTCAAAAGACTGGGGTAAAACGATATACGATGTCTATCATACAAGGGTCAAACCTGTACGACTTGAATCTGCATCTGCAGCTGCACTGAATATAAATGGATACAATGATGCAGACTGGAGTGATGCACCAGTCTGGTCGGATGTCGTTGCAGACGTCTCCAAAATACTGTCAGACGGCATCATTTGTGCACACAATGCCATATTCGAATCAAAATGGTTAACGCATCACTGCACTGACATCCTCACACACAGATTTATGTGTACGATGACACTTGCATACACATATTTGCCTCTGCGCACGGCATCGATGTCTGCAATCAGAGATTATTATAACTGGTCGCACGATGATGCACACACTGCATATGCAGATGCATACGACTGTTACCTGTTCTTTGTTATTTGTATGACGGACGTTTTGCCTGACGTGCCTTCATAGACCGTCGTGACTGTGATGCCTTTATCGCTTGCAGTTGTTTTTGTGCATCACGTTTACGACGATGTACCTTCGTTGCACCTTTATGCGCTTTATATCCACCTTGTACTCTGACAACCGGCATCGTTATCCCCTTGTAAAACTTGCTTTTATCTCGTCAACGACCTTGCAAATGATGTCAAGTTTTTGCTCTAACAGAGACACCTTTTTGTCGAGGTCGTTTATTTCCTTGACCAGGGTCTGTCTCATGACATCCTCTTTATCTTGCATATCACTGATGACTTTATCATACCTGGCACGTACGTCTACCATCTGTGCCTCGTATCTCTTTTCACGTGCATCCGACCGTTTTTGTTGCTCTTTATACTGCCACAGTAAAAACATCGCAAAACCGACATTCGGTGCACCGTTCATCAAAAAAGAGAGTATTTCCTGTTCTGGCATCGTTACAAACCTTTGATGATAGGTTCAATCTTTGCAGGTACGTCTAACAAATGTTCAATAATAATTTCTTGACGTTCATCACGTGTGATTTTTTCACCGCCGTCTGAATCTGGTTGTTTTGCTTCGATGATGTCGTCAACGATAGCCCATACAACAGGTTGCAGTGCCTTCAAAATCTGTGCTACAAGTTTAATTTTATTCCAGTCCATGTTCACCTCTATTGATATGAATGTAAATAATTTTCAATGCCCTCTGCAAGTGCAATACCGACACGTCTGATACCCTCTGGAGTCGTCAATGGTGTATGTGCATCACAGTCAATAAATAACGGTTCAAAACACAGTGCAACAGGTCGACCGACATTTTTGATTGTATAGTATGCGTTTTTTGTCCAGTCATCAGGTTTGCATTCGATGCGTTTAACAGACTCCAGTTCAGGACAAGCATTTGCCAGGGCCACATTTACTTTTTGTGCAAGGGAGCTGCCTGCAGACGACCTGTGGTCATAAAAGGATGCACCGTATGAACCTCCACCTGCATTCACATGACAGGCGATGTATACACATTTACCCTCTGCATATTCATTCACACGTGCATGTCGTTCTGTGTACCATCCATCTGTCAAAACACAGACGTCGATACCCTTCATCATCAAATGACATTCAGCTGCAAATATGTACTGTGATGTCAGATATGTCTCTGTCACCTCTGCATTCTTTGCACCTTCATCATTCCATCGACCTGGTTTGCCTAGATGCTGTCTATCCAAAAATACCTGCATAAATACCTCGTATCGTCATTGTACTCTCTTTTTCCAATGTGTCACTGTCGATGACAGTCGATGTCATTCGAATAAAAGAGTGAACGACCAGACTGCATCTGTCCATTGTTTTGCAATCACCATCATTTTACGTTTGTCCAGGTGCACACGTTCAATAGTTACATCGACGACATCACCGACCTGTATCCATCCTAGTTCTGAAGGTGCAACGACCTCGACTGTCTGCAATGGAGTCGACAGTGCACGTATTTTATCCATCACGACTTTTGCAGCTGTACCATCATTATAAATGTAATCTGCCTCCAAAACTCGAGGTCGACGACCGTACTTGTTTTGTGACTGTTTTGCCAGGTTTGACTCGACTGTCATCGTCAATGACATCGTCTGGTCGTGACCTCTTTTGCCATATTTTAACGATATATCGTTTGATAAATCTGCAGTGTTGCGCAGTGTCGATACTGGTGATGACTGTTGACATTGTTTATCGTCTCCGACTTCGATGGAATATACCGTCGACACATATGTCAATGCCCACAGTTCAGTGATGATGCCTCGTATACCATTCGGACCCATCTGCATCGAGACAGGCAAAAAAGGTAGTATGGTACCGTTTAACCATTCGAATGCAGTTATCTCTGGATTATTTATGTAACCTGCAAATGTGTACTGATTCAAAATCACAGACAGATTTGCCCAGCTGCCATCGTCGACCTGTTGTCCAGACCGGTTCAATGCCCACCTGCAAATGTCTCCACCCCTGGATAAACTACCATCACCATACGGATTGATGTAACCACCGTCATTCAGATAAATCCACCACTCTCGACTCTCACCTGATGTACCGGTGCCTGGCATCGCTACGTTGTCAGCTGGCACCAGTTCAATGTATGAATAAATGTTACCTTGACCGTCTGCAGCTGTTGAGATGGATTTTGTTGCACTGTTGAAATTATCGTCTTGAATTTTGACAGATGTTGATGTCACAGAATGACCTGCAATCATAAAACGTGCATTGTGACTGTCATACTTTTTGACACAGTATACAGGTGCCGTATAAATGTTGTCTGATGTTACAGGGTACCCAAAAACAAAAGGATACGGTTTACCTGTGGCAGTGTCTGAATCTGGGTCTGTAAATCTGTCGTCAATCACCATATCGTCATCGAGTAACAGACGTTCACTGGTGTACGGTTGTGCCTCGATACTGAAGGATACAAAATCATCGAGGTCTGACGGGTCTCCGTACACAGGTTCCTGTATTTGACCTCGGTACAATACGACCCTCGACTCGAATGTGTTTATGCAGCTGTCGTTTTTGGTAAGTACATAAAAGAATTCTGCATCAATACCCTCCAAAACTTGACCCTCTGCAATGGTTTGCAACACGTCAATGTCTTGAAATATGAGACCGACAGATACAATATTTGCCTCGACATCGACTGTCAGTACATCGGCACTGTCTAGATAGTCAAAATCTCGAATGGTAGGCAAGTATTCCAGGTCTCCATCGTTTGACTGTATGATGACATGGTTTGTCGAGTACCGATGCACCTTGCCTGCATATTCAAATTCGACACAGAATACAGGGTCTGCACCCTGTAGTTGTTCAGGTGTATACGTCCTCACTATCGTACCTCTCTAAGTAAAATAGTAGCAACCCTGAACACTTCACCCTGGGTTGCGTCCAGTAGTTCATCACCGATAACGTGGTCAATCTGCATCGAGTTACCCAGTGTGCATAACATGTGTTCATGGTATCTATTCAGTGTGATGTGTGTACCAGGTAAGGTCTCCAGTGCAGGTAAATACACGACTGCCTCCCTTGCACCGTCGAGATAGTTTATCAGACCCATCATACCAGTCGGTGCACTGTTTGCAGCTGCAATAGGTGAACCTGCATACAGATTGTAATAATCTGGGTTTGCAGGGTCTGCATTTAATGCACTTGTATCGACTCCATCTGTCCAGGCTATTCGTACAATGCGACCGCCTTTACCCTGTTTACGTGTGTACAGGGTGCCGTTCGATGACTCTGATTCGAGTACATTTGCACTGAACTCCACCGTGCGACCTCGACCGTACTGCGGTGAAGTAATGACAACAGGACCCATCACCATCGTACCGATTTGGTACCAGCCCTCTGCAGATTTGTCTGTTGCAATCTCGATACGGAGTCCTGCAAAATCATTCTGATTCAAAATCACAGTACAGGCATCCGGTATCAGATGCGCAGTACCTGATGTCGGGTCTGTTGTCTTGACATCCTCGAGTTGCAGATATGCACGTTTTGATGTTGTCGATGCAAATACACCATCACCATTCGTTGCGATACGTCTGACAACGACTGCACCCTCTCCATCCTGAAGTCTCACAGACCAGCCTCGACATTCATTCAGATGCAAGTAAACACCATCTGCAGCTGTACTGAATACAGACGCACCTTTACGAGTGAAGTTAAATACACCTCCGACACTGTTGTCCACAGTTGCAACAGATGTCCATGAACCAGAGGCATATTTTGATATGGTAAAACTTTTGAAATTTATATCCGTCAGATGTACACCGACTGCCTCTGTAATAATGTGTGTGTCGTCTGTACCCTGGAGTGTCGTGTCTAACATCCATGCAATAGTCTGTGCAGGTACTAAGTCGACATCTGGATTGACGACTGCGTTCGACCTCCATCCGACAGACGGTGATGGTGATACAGTATGCAATGTTCGTTGCACTGGTGCACCGTGTTGTGGTTTGATGGTGTACGTATCACCTTCACGAGCTGCACCTGCAGATGTTGAGATTTGCAGACCCTCCTTCAGAGTTGTATAAAATCCTCGTGCAGTGTACTGTCGTGCATTTAAATCATTTGGCTCCCAGCGCAGTCCATTCGAGTCTCCAGTACCAAATGCAAAAAAGTGAAAGTCTGCAGATGCAGACCCGGACCCGGTTGGAATGCCCCAGAATACACGTTGTAATGTAGATGCATCCAGACTGCATGTACCACTGATTTGTAAATACTGACGAGGTGAACCTGCATCTGCATAGTAGACAAATACTTTACCGTCAGAGTTATCCAGGTGTAATAAAATCTGTGTACCATCTATGAACGATAAACCGGTTGCAGAGCCTATCAGACTAGACGTATGTCCATCATATACGTACACTGCATCATCATTCAGAACGACCTCGACATAATATGTCTGTGTCGATGTTGTCTGTTGAATACGTGCACCGACTGTTACACCCTCTGTCGTTGTCCCTCCACTGATGTTCGATACACGTGTGTGCAACATGACACCGTTTGTTTTGTCTGTCGGTGTCTGATAGTATTGCACTGTATTCGTACTGACGACAGACAGTGTTATGTGATCTCCATCCAGTGAAGTCGTCGACAAACCGGTACCACCTTTTGTCCAGACACTATTTTGATCTGGTAAATCAAAAGGTACCCAGACCTGTGTGTCAAATCCCCACTGATTATCATTCGGATACGGTTTGATACGAGGGTACTGTTGTGTACTCCATCCACCCAAAATCAATACGATGACACTATCATCATATGTATTTGTACCTATGTTGTTATAGTTGCAAAATAACAGCTGTTCACCCTGTCCAGGTGCACCGACGACATTTTGTACACCTCCACCTGACGATGTCGAGAAAAATTTTGCCACCTGTGTATCGTCAAAATTAAACTCGTCACCAAAATTATACCAGGTCGATGCATATGATTCGACACCGATACCCATCAAATCAGAATACGCACCGAGTACGACGTTGTTCTGAAGGTTACACGCATAAATGTACAGACGACCGTCCGTATCTTTGTAAAATGTGTAATCACCATCCTCGAGTCTGTTTGCACTGCCGACTGCCAGATTTGCAGACAGGGTGTCTGCAGCTATTGTACCCAGTGTGTCAAATACAGATGTCGTTGCATCCTCGAGACGTGTAAATGATATAGTATCGACATCTGATATATATGCAATGACGAATACACCGTTGTGTTCGACGACCTTCGGTTTGTAAAAGTACGATGCATCACCTGCCTCTGATTCATCGATGAATGTGTATTGCAGACCTCCATCCGTCGACGCATGTTGTTTCATGATAGTACCGTACGTCAGACTGGTGTTGTGTGCATACAGCGCAGTGAATAAAAGTACCTGATGATTGTTTGCAGACAGTGTTAACGGCTGCAGCTTAAAACCTGATGCACCTGCACCGTATGCACCTGCAATGTCAACATCGTCTGTCAGTGCACGACTCGATACTTTTGTCCAGGTTTTACCGTCATCGGTCGACCTATAGATTGCAATGTTTGCAACCTCTGCAACCCCGTCAACATTCCATACTGCACACAACGCACTGCCGTCTGACAGTTCACACACCGCAGGATATAGTTCGTTGCTGTTCAGGTCGGCTATGGCATTTGCACTGATGAACGATGTCGAGACTGTACCATCGACATCTAGACGTGCAATACGTACATCGATGTCTATCGTCTGTTTATTTTCGTATGCTATCAATACTGTACCACTTGACAGTCTGATGGCATCTCGAGGTGTGTTTGCATGTAACGTCGTCGACACGACATTCCGTACATCCATAACTTTATTTGGCACCTCGAGACCGTAGTGTCTGTTGTCGCCGTCATATTTCCATACAAAACCTGCATTGTCTGTCACATGTCCTGCACGTTGTGTCTCAATCTCGACAGTCTGTGTCTGTGTACCTTTTGCCAAAATAGCAAGGTCGGCACCCTCTGAAGGCGATGCAACCCCTGCCAGGTCTCCATTTTGTGTAACACTTGACTGTGTCGACCAGTAGTGTTCAGACGTAAATCTGAACGGTGCAATAAAACCACGGATAAATGATGGTGTGATGTTTGACATTTTAATACGCTCCAGAACCGACACGTCGAGGTTCACGTCGTGACTTCACACGTTGATACCTGTCGTGATGTTTAAAAGGTTGTATGATAAATACACGCTGCAATCCGGTGCCTGGCATATTTTGCAAGGTACGTACATCGGCACCCTGCGCCTGTAGTTCACGCACGGTCGACCTGTCCAGTACTGCCTCACCAGATAACAGTGTTGCATTCACCTGGTCCGGTGCACTGTCTGTCGATGAACCTACCATACCACCGACGTCGAATTTTGGTGGAGGTTGCGCAGCGACTGCAGCGACCTGCAGACCTGACGTGGCACTGATGGCACCTATTGCAATACCTCGTGCGATAGGAGGTAAAACAAGTGCCTGTGCAATAGCCTTTGCAGTACTGAATGCAATGTCTGCAAGTGCAGATGCCTGTCCTAGTCTGTATTCCTTCATTTTGGCATTCTGCATGTCGGCTTGCAGTTTATCCTCGATGTGTTTACGATGTATCGCATGTGTCTCTGCAGACCTGAATCCTTGTTCATATAGTTTATCATTCAGTGCATGTGCCTTCTCTGCAGTATCTTCAAAACGTGCCATTGCACGTTCGTTAAATACCTCGAGTGTCGTTGTCAGTTGTTTGAATACATCTACCATACCTGCAGATGCAGACATCACTGCATCACGTTGTGTTTGTTCAAGGGTATTGTAAAAGTCGAGTAGTTCCTGTTGTTCGAGTTTTGCATTCTGTGCTATTGCAAAATCCAGACGCATCTGTTCGACCTTCAGTGCATTTATTCGTTCCTGCACCTCTGCAGTCTGTTCTGCACCCTGGGTCTGAAAGTCAATCTGGTCCTGAATCAGACTGCGTTGAAACTCTAGCTGTCGACCCAAATCTTTTATTTTATCGACCTCTGACTCGTCGAATAGTTGCATCCCTCTATCACCGACCTGATTCAGTAAATCCTCGACTGTCGACTGTGTGTCTGTCATGTATTCGTCGAGTTCTGCCATCTGGGTATTTGTTTGTGCAGTCGCAGCTGCAAGTGCCTTCATCGAGGTCTCTGCACGTTGTGTCTGTTCTGCAGTCTTTTGCATCGTTCCCGGTGCAGTTGATGCTGCATGCAGTTCATTGAATTTATCGACCTCTGCAGATGCACGTGCAAAACTATTTGCAACATTTAATACGACAGTCTCTGATTCATTCATCATGTCTTGCATCAGGACTTTTGCACCTTCGAAGTCTCCAGACATTGCCATTGCACCAGCTGCGACCAGTGCAAATGTCGACTCAAAACCTTGACCCATCAGTGCAATGATGTCACCGGTGATACTGCCGAGGTAAATCATTGCCTGCGCTGCACCGTTTATACCCTGGTTCAGACTGTTTTTACCTGCAATAGACTCGATGAGTCTCTGCATCACTCCATCGGCTACGAGTCCGAATGCAGCCATCTCCCGTTGAAACTGTCCCATCGACCCGATTGCATCCTGTTCGATGGATATACCAAATTCAGATGCAAGTTGTGTCATCGACTCGAGGTTGTCAAGTGCACCAGACTGTATCAGTGCAGGACCAGATTGACGACCAAAAATCTTCATTGCAAGTGCGTTGCGTTCTGTAGCGTTCTCCATTTGACCCAGTGATGATACTGCATCATTGAACACACTGTCTGCATCACGTAGTTGTCCATTCGAATCCTTTACATCAACACCGAGTCGTTTAAAAGTCTCCGATAAATCTTTTGACCCTCGACTGGCATCCAACATAGACGACTGAAACTTTATTAAACCACCTTCGAGGTTTGCAAATGATAGTCCACTGCCCTCTGCAGCCAGTCGGAGACCTGCAAGGGTATCCACTGCGATACCTGTTTTTGTAGATGCGTCGACCAGTTCATTCGTCAAGTCTGCAACCTTTTGACCAAATGCGACGGCTGCAGTTGCCGCTGCAGCTGCACCGGCTGCAACCGCTGCCATTGATTTACCGACCTTTTTCATTTTGGTCGATACTGATTTGGAGGTGCGTTCTGCATCACCCTCCATCTTTTTAAATGACTTGTCTAGTTCACCAGCAGCCTTTTTTGCCTGTTCATCAGTGATGCCAGGTATCTTTTTCAGTGCCTTCTCTAAATCCTGTGTACTGGCACTGTAGTTAATACTGACACTTTTATTTACATCTGCCATTCATCACCTCGTATACAAGTAAACATATGACTATCGTTACAAATAATGTAAACATAATCCATGAATACAGTCTATCATACACCTCTGTGACAGTCTCTGACAGTCGTTGTCTCATTTTATCCTCTTTACTGTCTCTGATGCGATGCGTTCGACGACCTTTTGTGCATTTTTTCGTGCAGGGGTCCACAAAACAACATCTGCAAGTCGACGACCCTCTCGAATGTTTGTCGATGATTCACGACCGACCTTGATTGCCCACGCATAGGGCGCCGTGTTTTCAACAAATGCCTCGATGGTGTACGGAGGTATGATACGGATGCCGGTCTGATGTTTAAATTTTGACCCTTTACTTTTCTTTTCTCGAACTAACCATTTTTCTTCACTGTCTTTTGCCAGGCGTTCAGTCTCTGACTCCAAAACCTTTACAATAGACGGCTCTGCAGCTTTGATAGTATCCATAATCAAATCACGTTGTGTACTATCCATCGTGATTGACCCTCGACCCTTGCCATATCTCAAAACCCTAGCCATCTGCACGTCTCCACTGATTGATTTTGTCCATTTTTGCCTGTTGATTCTTTTTATCTGCATCCTTTTGTGTTTCATGACACATGACATAGTCAACATAAAGACGTGCCTGTAAATCTGTATTCAGTGTACTGTACCATTCAGGGTCTCGACCCCAAAAACGACTGATGGCAAAACCCTGTCGTTCTAGCTGTCCAGATTTTGAGGTTCGATAAAATTTTCGGTATCCTTGACCTCTATTGCACTAGGCAGTGCAGATGCCATCAGACCGATACACTGCATTCCAGATTCCAGAATCTGATTTACAGGTACACCTGCACCGAGTAGTGTGTCTAAACATTTTGAACCATAATCTGCAATGTTTACAATGTGTCGTGTTTTTGGTAAACGACTATCGTCACCACAGACACAGATTGCCATTGCACACAGTCGACCCATTGATGCCCTAGTCTGGTCGTCACTCCACATACTTACCAGGTCAAAACAGGTCGACAGTGCAGGTTTTGTACACTTCACTGTACCGAATGTCTCTATGTTAATTTCCATCGTCGCCTCCCTTATGACGTTGTGATGTTATTAAATGTTATGCCTGTGCGTAGGTTACTCCACCGTAGCACTCACCAGATACCTCGATGGTGTTACCATCTGCAGACTCTGATAAACTGGATACCTCCATATAACATTTTGCATATGTAGCTGTGTACGTTTTACCACTACCGAGTGCAGAGGTGTCGACCTCGAATGCAAGGGTCTGTAAAAACTGTTCGAATCCATCACCACCTGTAGATGTCAAGGGTGCACCGGCATGTGCACCTCGGTTGTACAATCTGTCCATCAGGTTGTCTGCACTTGCATCCGTCAATGAACGCATGTGTACACTGAATGTAAACGAGATAACCGGGTCGTCACCTTTACGCAGTCCGACGATGGTACCACGGTCTCGAATTACAACACGGTCTGCACCTGGTTCAGATGCACTGAAGTCTCCGACCTCAAAACTAACCTCGTATGATGATGCAGCTCCGTCCGTTAAGGTGATTTTACCATCACGTCGTGTTGCTACTACTGAACTATCTGCCATTTGAGCCTCCCTATTCTAGGTATAAGTAATGTAAAACATTAAAAGTTAAATTTATTGTACACCATTCACCACTGTCTGCAAGTTCGTTATCCATACCGGTAAAACGAATCTGTAAACTATCGTGCAATGGTGTCGACCTGTTTGTCAATGCCTGAATGACTGTCTGTGCACTGTCGAGTGCATCGTCGTACGAATCAATCTGGTCTTTTGGTCGTATTCTGAATGCGTATCTGATGAATACCTCTGTATCTGACATCACACCTGATGAACGTCGTTGTCTGTCGTCGTCTCGACTCGTTACACCTCGAATACCGACACTGAATGATTTATGTGCAACAGTATTCGGTGAACGTCCGTACCCATCATACGGGTTGCGACCTTCATTAAAACCAGACACATCTGCAATCTTTGTTGCAAATCTCTGTCGTACTGTTGACAACGACACTGCAGACATTTACGACCTCCGATACCAGATTGGAGGTGCAGAGGTATAAATGACACCGAGTGCAGCTCGTCGTTTTGTGGCATCGTCTGCACGTCCGTCCTGATTCATGTCGTATGTAAATTTGAGACGTTTAAAATCAAATTCGAACTCTTTACGATGCTGTCGTGCCAGGTCAAGGTATCGACCTTCACCGAGTCCACTACTGTCCATATCCTTAAAAATCAGATAAAAAGTCATGTTTTTATGACAGCTGCGGAGACTCTGCGGTGACATAATCAGGTATTCGATGTTGCCCTGGTCCCTGACTCGTTGAATCAGTTGCACCCATGCCTCGTCGATATATGTCTGATATGTCGACCCTAGACTCGAAGGTCGAATAGATGCCAGGTCACTGTACTCTGCCTCCAAATCTAAATCAGATATAACAGGATACAATGCCGACAGTGCAATAGCGCACGGTTTTTTGAATGTGTGTACAACACTGTCTATCGTTAGTTCCCAGTATTGCATGTAACCATCAGACAAACGGAGTGTCGACGGTAGTTCACTGGGTGCAATGGTGTACGTAGCAACATTTGCAACGACTGACACAGCTGTACGAGATATGACATCGTTACCATCTGGGTCGACCAGTTTAAAATATGCAGAGGTCGGAGACACCAGTGCGTTATCTCTGTAGATAGGTAAATCCACAGTACAACCTCTGGCCCTCTCTAAGACCTCATGTATACGTATTCTAGGACTGTATAGTCGTTGCGTTGCCATCTATTCGACCTGTTAGAGGTTACTTACATTCAAAAACAAATACCACTGTGTATCTGAACTAACCAAAACTGCAACATCACCGGGTCCCAATAGTACCTGACGAACTGCCTGGTCATTTTGTACATCGAGTGCATTTGTAGTCCCTGCATTCTGAATACAGTATACACGTCCGTCCTTCTCAGCTGGTAAAATCACATTTTCATCACTACCACCGGAGTCGATGATTTGAAACAATGAATCTTTATCAGTCAGAGTGATACCGTCTGTGATATTTCGTACATCTAATCCACCTGCCAACAAAATAGGACGGGGGATTTTGAAAAATGGTTTACCGTTGTATGCCATGTGTCACCTCAAAAGGTTAAGGGGTTAAAAGTTTATTTATTCTTTTTGTTGTCGATGCGCTGCGCACGTTTGACGACCTCTGCACGGACCTGTTCACGTGATACATCATTACCTGACTGACGTTGTTCTGTGTATAGTCGTTCTGTTACACGTTCGACCTGTTCTTTGTTAGGCATCTGCAGCTCCTTTACGTTTACCCTTCGTAGATTTTGTATTCGTAGACGGTTTTGCATGCATCGCATCATATGCAGTCTGCATATTCTTTTTAAGTTCGTACAGCTCGTCGAGTTCAGTCTTTACCTCTGGCACGTGTTGAAACTTCAGACGACGGTCTATTTTTCTGTCAATCATCGAGATTTTTGTTTGTACGACTTCAATCTCTGGTGCATCGATGATACCCTCTGTCACCAGTGCCTGTCTCCATTCGTTGTAACCATCCTGGTCTGTATTCCAGAATAATTTACGACCGATGACTTTTGGTACATCCCACCGGAGTCGATAGTAATATGCACCGTACACTGTTTCATATCGTGCCAGGTATCCGTACTCTCTATCGATGACAGTCTGTCCTGCATCCTGTAAACGCATTCTGGCGACTGTTGAATCTGGTCCGTGCGGTGTTTCTTCAATACCATTTACCCCTGCAATCTCGTGCAGCTGTCCAAATGTAGGTAGCCAGGTCCATTTATCTGCATGTTTTACGAGTTCCCAGCTGAAAGGATGGTGTAACAGATAAAAAGGTGAATTTGGCATCACTTGCAGTTTTGGTGCAGATGCCGTCTGTCGTGTACCTGTCCAGGTTGATGGTGTAAATGTTTGTGTACTCATAACTTTTTCCCTTTGTATAAGTGTTGTTTAAATTTTTTGTGACACATCACACGACCCCGGAGGGTCGTGGATGCAGGGTACAAAGGGATTAAAACCGTTGCACCCACGAACCTGGTCACATGTTAGGCATCTGTAACAATCTTCACGATACGTGAATCCTCTGCAATAGCAGCCCCGCAGTACAAATGTCCACATACCTCTGTCAAACCTTTTGACTCGTCTCTCTGGAAGGCGATGACGACGGGTGTACCAGCTGGTCGAATCTCAACACCTGCACCTGCAAGTGGTCGAGGTGTACCGACTGCGTATGCAACACCACCTCGTGACATCATTGCACCGATTTTATCACCTGCAGCCTCTGTTACATAGGATGACTTAAAAATATCGACTCCACCAAAACGACCGGCAAAACCTTGTCCTTTTATAGACAACATATCTTCGGTAGCAGGACTGAAGGCAAGTGCATTGTTTGATTCAGAACGGAGACTATCACGGAGGTCTGACAGCTGTTGTGGATGTAAGATACAATAGAATTCACCATTGTTAGACTCTGATTCGAGTTGAAACATTGCATCATAAAAGTCGTCAACACTCATATCGACACCAGATGTACCTACAGCGTTTGATGCAGATGCAAATGTTGCAGCGATGATTTGATTGATACGAGCCTCTGCAGACATTGCCATTTTTTGAGCGATGTTAAAAGGGTCGATGTCGAGACCGAGACCAGTCATTGATGCAAGGTCGGTGATGTCATAACGCAGTGCAGAACGTCCGACAGTTACGTCAACAGTTGACGGGGTCAATGTAGATGCACTCACATCTGCACCGTCTGTTGCAGTTGAAAAAGGCGTCGCTGCGCCCCAATCCGCAAATCTCAAACGCATCGATTTACTTCCGATGCCGGCTACGTCGCCTGCAAAAAGGAGTGCACCGGTGTTACGAATAGATGCCATGTCTGCAAGTACAGCACGGACTTCGTTTTCAATCATGGCAGCCAGTCGAAGGTTGCCCAAATCTGAATAAGTAGTCATTTTAAAACTCTCAATATATAGGAATAGGTTTAATAATCTTGACGGATTTTACACTGTTAACGGTTGTGAACCTATCCGATGTATTGACCAGCTCCCGACGACAAACGAATGCAGTCATGTAGTCATGTGTGTATTCTATCTCAAAATGTGTTAGTATTTGCTAGAATGACACTATCTGACATTCGACATTTTGCAACACACAAAACAAGGGATTGAACCATGGCAAATATAGACCTGTCAAATACGAACTCGTATCCACGTATCAAACGTGTATCCATCACTGCAGCTGCACAGCAAATAACACTACCTCGTGACTGTACCAGGGTGACATTTGGTGCATCGGCTGCATTGTTTTGGGCAAATGAGGGTGCAGATGGTGATGGTTTTGGTGCACAGATAACAGAATACTCTTTTGTACCTGCAAATAATCTGTTGACTATCAATCTGGAGACAGGTCGACAGTCGAACCGGGTCCTGTTGATAGGTACACAAAACGGTTCGACGAATCTGTCTGTGATTTTGGAAAAAGACCGGTAAAATAAAAGCCCCTGCCAGATATGGGGATACTGACAGAGGCAAGGGATTGATGGTGTATCAATAGTTATACACTAACAGCGATGTCAATACCAGTCAAACCGATAGTCGACTTCACAGTCACGACTGATGTACTGGTGTATACAATCTCGAGGTCGACCTTGTTACCAGACGAATCCATTGCAGAGACATGTACCAGACGTTCACCAAGGTTGTGCGTCAAGTTCAATGATGTATTTGCAGTCAATGATTGATTTGCAAAACCTTTACGGATGCTAGACAGAGCAACCAAAACCTGTCCACCTGATACTGTGGCAAGGTTACCGGCAGCCGAGTCGGCACTGATGGCAGCCTGTGCACGTGCATTTGTAAAGTACAGATTTGATGAACCTTCACTGATGTCGTCAGAGTCTGCAGTCAATGCGATAACACCTGTACCACTATTGTAATTCAAACCTGCAGCATCAACAGATATTGCAGCTCGTGCACGTGCATCTGTGAAGTACAATGCAGATGCATTCTCTGTGATTTGTGATGTGTTTGCATTCAATGTGTAAACACCGTCTGCATATGACAAACCAGTACCGGCATCGAACTGTGCAAATACAGATGATGCAGGCAAGGATAACGCACCTGTACCACTGTTGTATGTTAACAGCTGTACGTCAGGACTGGATACAGATGCCAGAGACAACGCACCTCGTGCACGTGCATCAGTAAAATAAAGGTTTGAACCCTCTGCAACGTTACCAGTGTTACCATTGAATGCAATCTCACCAGCATTGTACGAGATACCTGTACCACCTGACAAATGTGCATCGACACGGGCTGTAGTAAAGAATTTATTGTTAGACCCTTCGGTGATTTGGTCCGACGTGGCATTCAGACTGAACTGTCCATCAGAGTACGACAAACCAGTACCGGCACTGAAAAATGCCTTAATTTCACCCTGGTCTGCAGTGAATGCACCAGTCGAGGCATCATAGTCAATACCAGCAGAGGCACTGAATTTTGCACGGATTTGAGCGTCAGACAAACCACTGTTTACGAGTTCCCAGTCGTTTGCACTGTTTGCAGTACCGCCGTTGTGAATGTATGCCTCGGTCGGTGACGTGGCAGTCAAAAATACAATGTCGCCTTCTTGAAAGTTCGACCCGGTGTAAACATTCGAGACAAAATTTGCCAGACTTGACTGTGTACTGTTCACCGTCACAGATGTGATAGTCAACGGGTCAATCTTAAGTTTATTTACTCCACCGTCTGCAACGACTGATGCATAGTTTGCACTGTCTGGATGGATTGCATTGATAACGTTACCGTGCAGGTATCCACGTGTAATCAGATGTTCGTCGTGTGATACAGTACCTTTTTGTTTTACGAGACCTTCAAATGTGACCTCAGGGGCTAAAAATCTTTGAGCCATTGTTTTACCTCTTTGAGTGTAGTTGTGAATTCACGACTGCCATATGTCAGTCATCGATAGTATATCACCCCTGTCTCTGTCGTCTCAAAAATGACAGTGAATGTCAGGTCGTTATTATATGTGATGTCACCGAATACCTGTTGTCCTGCAATCTCTATCCATACATTCGGTCTATAGCCGAGTCCATGTGTAACTACTATTGATGTCTGATTTGTAAAATCAAAACGTGACGGTACACCTGCACCGTCAGAGTATCTGAATGTTGCCATCTGTCACCCCTTAAAACTTGTACGGTGAATCTGATTTACCCTTTTGACTGTAATATGCCTGTCGTATTGCCTCTCTATTTTGACTAAAGAATGCCGGGTCTGATGCACGTTGTAAAATGTCATTCGGTGCCGGTACAGCTTGACCAGATGCGACCCCGGCATTTGATGCAGGTGCCACTGGTGCAGGGACTGGAGTATTCGACAGACTCTGTTGTGTTTGTGGAGGCATCTGTGTTTGTGGCATCGACTGTTGTGCAGCGACCTCTGCAGATGCAGATTCGGATGCAGTCGGTGCAGTGATAAACGGACGGAGTACAGACGGTGCAGACTCTGGTTCGTTATGAATAGTTTGCAACCAGTCTGATAACGGTTGACGGTCCTTCTTTGTACGTCCTGACATCTCTCTATCATATGCCCATTCGACTGCATCACGTACACCGTTGTCTGTGATACCGTATTGACTGATAACTGTGTGACGTTCGTATCGACTGTTTGCACCGTCGAGTTCACCGCGCAGTGACTCGACCTGTTGTGTCAAGTTGTCGACCAGTCCGACCTTTGCATTTGCCTCGTCGAGTCGTGACTGATACTCTGACAGCTGCGACTCTGCACTGGTTAATTTTTCACTGTATTTTGCAATACGTTGTCGTACAATCTCGTCGACGTGTGATTTTGCAACGTACTCGACTCCTTCATGCGTAAATGTTTTACTCATTGATTTTTCCCTTTGTTGTGGTTGTTAGAATGACAGGTTGTCCTGTTGAATTTTTAATAACATCTTTTTTGCATCGACCTCGTCCAAATCTGGATGCAATACCTGGATGGCATCGACTTTTGAAATCAAACCAGCTGCCAGCAGTGCCAGCATATTTTCTCGTTGTTCTTTTGATTCCTGCGGTGACAGAGGTATGGCATGGTATTCGATACGGTATCCTGATTCAGGATACGATGTACCGAGGTATTTATTTGCAATCTTTGCACTTATTTCCAGAGTCTCAATGTCTGCACGTCTGAAGGCAGGTGCGTATTTACGTTGTGCCTCTCTTAACGACGAACGACTGATACTGATTGCATACCCTGAACGAGGGTCTCCAGACATCTTTTGTACATCGGCAGGGTTGATACCCATATATGTAGCCAGTCGACGCTCGTATACTGTGATTGACTCTAACATCTCACTGACATCTCCACCTGCCTGGTATTGACCGATTTGTGGTTGCTGTCCTGGTGCCAAATCTGGGTCTGGTGAAAAAACAAGTATCGATGCAGGGTCTGATGCAATAGCCTGTCGACGACCTTCAAGGTTGTTATCGAAGGTATCCAGACCTGCAAGTGTTGCACCGAGTAGATACCGTTGTGGATGACTGCAGTCACGTGCCAGGTGTAAAAAGTATGAATACAACACAGCTGCATTCAGTGCACCCATCACGACCTCCCTATTTTGAAAGGAGTCGAATAACTCTCCATGAATCTCTGCATGATATAGACTGTACGGTAAAAACGGTACCCCGGCACTGTCTCGATATGGATACGATGCACCTGACATCGATGCACCTAAATATTTTTCAGTGACATCTGCATCACGTTCACCATTCGAGTTGATGGTGTAAATCTGATACTCTGGATTTTGTTTATCTTTGATTGATAAATAGTCGACTGTCCATTCATGTTTATCGCATTCATGACAGTATCGAAGTCTGGTCTCTTTTATCGTATGAGGTCGTGACGGGTCCCCTGCAGACGCCTCTGCATCTACCATATCTGCAGTGACGATACGATACATCAAACCTTGACCGTCGTCTGTGATGTCGACTCGTAAAAATGTTTCATTCATACCGATAGTGTAAAACTGTACCCTCTGCATCAGTGCGTATAAACCTGCCTTTGCAATCAGTCCCTGTCGACCGACCAGACCCTCGGTTTGTCCTGCACTGGTCTCTGTTACTGCGACTGTCGGAGGTTCAGAATACAAACCACAGAGTGCAGATGTTGCTGCCTTAAATATATTCGACGACATGTCAGGTACACCCCAGGCAGCTTGTCGAGACTCGGGTATATGGTTTGCAATCTCGTCAATGAGGTCCTGTAACCACTGTCCACAGAGCATCCGACGTCGAAGTGCCAGGTGTTCGACTCGTCGTTGTGTTACTGGATTTTGTTGCAATGGCATCGGAGGGATTTGTGTATTCATGTTTACCTGCGCAGTTTTGAGATTTTGGGTGCACGATACTGGGTATCTATGATAGGCATTGTAGCATATCGCAGTGCGTCTATACAGTGTTTCCATTCAGACATGGTATCCATACCACCTGATGATTTTAATGCCCAGTATTTTAATGATTTAATGGTACGTTCACAACGTGGAAAAATCTGAAACCTACCTGCACACATCAGTTCATGCAACGATTGACATCCGTAGTAAACGCTGTATTTTGGTTTGTATGCTGTACGGATACTGAATGGTAATTTACCTTTTGGGTATTGCAGTACATGTGCAAATGCAGCTGTCAACATTGTATTCGACATTCGTCCACCGTTGTATTTTGAACCGCCGTGTGACCTGTCACCTGTCCACCTCTGAATGTGTGCAACGTCCAGACCGTTACGTTTTATCATCGCTATAATAGATTTGGCATGTATCTCTGCAGATGCACCAGATGCCACATATTCGTCTACCACATACACAGACATGTTGTCTGAATCTGTCACGTCAACGGCTGTCAATATAGCAACCTGCGATGCAACGTCGTGACCGTGGTCGATGCCTATTGACCAGATATATTGTCGTTCTGGATTTGGAGTCAAGTCTGATACCAGGTCGTCGGTGAAGTTTTCAAATATACGTCCCTCCGGCATCCCACCGTCCCAGTCGCCGTTCATACGCACGTCCCTGTCCAGAGGCAAAAACGACATCCGCAGTTGTTCGATGTCTGACTCTGACATCAGAGGTCTGCAGCCTATTGGAGTACAGTTTTCTACATTCATGATACCGACATATTCTTTGACGATACCATCCTTCACTAGCTGTTTTAACCACTCCAGAGGTGCACCGATAGGTGTCAAGGTAAACAACATCGACCCTTTTGTACGTGTTGTCCTTGCTTTGAGTTCACCAAAAAGGTCCGGGGGTGGAGGTTCATCGACCCAGATGTGATCGACTGTACCTGATGCGATGCCGAGCGTACCCTGGTTCGTTGTTTTGAATCTGACGAGACTACCATTTTTGAATCTGACTATCGGTGCACCTGTACCTCGATACCCTTTACCTGGTACAAACTCAACATCAGGATGTAATTCGTGTTTTGGCACTAGGTCGTGAAATTTACCCATAATAGTGCGTGACTGTTCCCAGCTGTGACAAATCACCCAGACCTCGACAGGTGGAGGTGTCACAGATTTGTATTTATGTATACCGATGCACCTGCATATGGTATCGTATGCACCGCATACCGTTTTGCCGATTTGGTTGCCGGCTCTGAATAACACCATCGAATGCGTATCTGACAGGACCTGTTTCTGAATCTCGGTCGGTCTCCAATACTTCATCGGATTTTGTTCTGCATCTGCAGACAGTGCACCTGCAGTACGTGCTATCGTTGCCAGTTTTGACAAATCCATCAGAACAACCTCATTTGTCTTTGATGTTCATTCAGTCGTGCCTGTGCAGCTGCAAAATACTCTGCATCAATCTCGTATGCATCCAGACTGTGACCGGTGTTATGACAGGCGACTGCAATACTACCACTGCCGAGGTGCGTGTCAAGTATTTTATCACCAGGTTTTGCATATTTGTCTAGTATCCATTCATAAAGATCGATCGGTTTTTGAGTCGGATGTATACGTTTAATACCTGCATTGTAATCCTGTATATGATTGTATGTAAACATTCGTACACTGCTAGTAAATGATGTCCAGGCAAGTTCACAATCTGATAACGGATTGTTACCGTTTTTTTTATTCCATACTAACATGCATCGAGTATTGTACAGATAGTCTAAAAAATAGTTACCTCCCCAAATTATTTGATTTACTGATACTCTTTGCAGCTGTTCGAAGTATTCACTTGATGGAATTTTGTTATCCCAGTCTTTTTCAGTATGTATGTCACGTGCATATTTACCGAAGGATATACCCCTTGCCTGTTGTATCCCATACGGAGGGTCGACGATAGCAAGGTCGTACTGATTGTCAGACATCTGACGGAGTGCCTGCATACAGTCTGTATTGTACAGATTTATCATCATTCACCGCCGGCAGGGAAGTGAATAACATCGGTATAGTCTCCATCTAACATCTGAACGAGTCTGTCTTTTAATACCGGGGGTAGTCCCTTCACTGCCATCGCTATCGTTGCCAGTAGTTCATCAGGATTTGTTACACCATTCAAGTCCTCTGCATCACGTCGCATCTGGGTCCACTCGTCATGAATGGTGACGTGCAGTCGATGAAACTGTGGCAGTGCATGTAACGACCCTCGTTCACGTGTACTGTTGATGTCTCGTGCAATCTCTGCAAGTTTTGCCTGTCTGAACTCTAACGGGTCAACGATGACATCTGAATGAATGACGGTCGACTGGTCTGCAGCTGCATCGGAGTCTGGTCGACCCTCGAGTTTTTTGTTTTGTCCGGTGATGATACGACTGATTGTACTTTTATGTACACCATATTTATCTGCAAGTGATTTGTAAGTGTGTTCACCTTCAGAGTACAACCGTTTTATCTGCAGTCGTTCATCCTCTGACAACGTGCCTCTGTTCTTATTCTGTGCCATACCTTACTCTGTTGCAGTTTTGTTTTGTACAGAGCAAAAAAATGTCGTGGTCGCTAG